TCTTCACCGATCAGTTTGAGAGTTCGCATTTGTGATGGCCCGATTTCAATCGACCTTCTCTGCATCTCTGTTTGGAGAGTATGGAACGTCAATTCCTGCTTCATACTTCTACACAGTTCAAAAGACCTGCCGCTGTTTTGGAGAATCATCTCCCGGATTCCTTCCTCAGTCATTGGCTGTGTAGAACTTCCTTTTCTTACATACACACCGCCAGGTTTCAAACCTTTTTCACGGAGATAGTACGGTCGATTCGTTCCGGTTGTCACATCAATTTCGATAACTTGCTTCTCTTCTATTTCAACTGTGTTGACTCTAACAAACGGCATTATGTCTGGTGCCAGGGAATCTTTCAAAGAATTTACGATTTGGAGCATTACCCCATCAGGATCGCCGATACCTAAAACCGATCCATCTTTTCTGACACCAACATAAACCGTGCCGCCCTCTGCATTTGCAAATCCCATCACCTCTTTTCGGATGTCAGGGACATACTCTTGCTTAAATTCGATATTCTGGTTCTCGAATGCTAACATCTTCTGCTCCTTTCTTTCTCGTTTCTTTCTTCTTTCTTTCTCATTGTAAGAGAGAAAGAAAGAAAAGTCAAGAGGTGCAAAAACAAATATTTTGTCGATTAGAAAACGATCATGTCACGTTCATCGTATACACTTCCCTGCTGCTGTCCTTCGTTTCGGATGCAACGGTCCAGTGCCATGATCGCAGCGACGATTCCATCGATCTTCTCCGGCGACTTTGCCTTGGTCGGCTTGATGTTGCCAGCCGGGTCGGTATCCACGACCACATTCCCCGCCATCCATGCCATGACCGGGTTGCCGCCGTGTATGATTCGTCCTTCCATCAGGAGCTTGTAGAACTCCTTGGTAGGCGGGCTCATATCTTTGAAACCCTGTCCGAAAGGAACTACCGTGAAGCCCATCCCTTCAAGGTTCTGGGTCATCTGCACCGCTCCCCATCTGTCAAAGGCAATCTCTAAAATGTGATAGGTCTTACCCAACTCCTCAATGATCTTCTCAATGAACCCGTAGTGAATCACGTTGCCCTCGGTCGCCATCAGGTAGCCCTGCTGATACCAGACATCATACGGAACGGATGCCCTGCGCACCCGCTGGGGGATCGTATCCTCCGGTATCCAAAAAAACGGAAGCATGATGTATTTCTCTTCCGGGGTTCTCGGTGGGAACATCAGCACAAAAGCCGTGATGTCTCCAGTGCTGGACAAGTCCAGTCCTCCATAACAGTCACGGCCTTTCAGGGCTTCCATATCGATTGGCTGATTGCCGAGGTCATAGATGTGTTCCGGGATAAACCGGGTCAGCGAGGACACCCACATGTTCAGACGAAGCTGCTTGAACACATTCTCCTCTGCCGGGTTATCCAGTGCTTCCTGATATGCATCCCGGACACGCTGGATCTGAATGGTCTGCCCCAATGAGGGATTTGCCTTATACCAGTTGGCTTCATCATGCCAGTCATCCTCATCTGTCAGTCCATAGACCACGGGGTAGAAAGTGTGGTCGATCTTGCGGCCAGCCAGCAGGTCAAGGGCTTTCATGTGGAGCTCGTAGCAGATGCTCTCCTTGTCCGTGCCAGCCGTGGTGATCAGGAAGAACAACGGCTGTTCACGGGCATCACCAGAACCTTTGGTAAGGACATCGTAGAGTTTTCGGTTTGGCTGGGCATGAACCTCATCCAGAACAAGACCTGACACATTCAAGCCGTGCTTCGTACCAACTTCGGCAGACAGAACCTGATAAAATCCTGCGTTCCCGTAGTTCACGATGCGCTTGGTGGCTGCCATAATCTTGCACCGTTTCAAAAGTGCCGGGGTCATCTGCACCATCTGATGGGCAACATCAAAGACGATGGATGCCTGCTGGCGGTCAGCTGCAGCACCATAGACTTCGGCAGATGGCTCATTATCGGCAAAAAGCAGATACAAGGCCACCGCAGCGGCAAGCTCGGATTTTCCGTTTTTCTTGCCGATTTCGACATAAGCCGTGCGAAACTGACGGTTCCCTTTTTCGTCCACGATGCCGAACACATCCCGGATGATCTGCTCCTGCCAAGGGAGAAGCCAGAACCGCTTGCCCGCCCACTTACCTTTGGTATGGCGCAGGTTTTCAATAAAGGTCACCGCCCGGTCTGCTTTTGCGGCATCGTAGTGACAGGTCGGAAGCATGAATCGGCTGGGCTTATAGTCCTTCAGTTTCGGATAGTTTTTCGGTCTGCACTCTGCCATCAGCTTCCACCTCCTCCCAGCAGATTCTCCATCTCATCGGCTGCATCCGCAGAACCACCGTCCGAAGCAATGATCCGGCTTCGGGAGGACGGGGTCAGACCGAACTGCTCTGCAAACTTGTTCATGATCTTCAGATAGGTCTGGGCGATGGACACCTGCGGCACCTGCTGCCAGTAGCCGGACGGGGTCTTGACAATGGTGCCGTGCTGGGTGATGAACTCCTCTGCCTCTTTCCATCGGGCATACGCCTGACAGTAACCGGCAAAGGCGGCCATATCCACTTCGGTCAGGATGCCGATGGCTTCCATCTGTTTTGCAAGTCTGCGCCACTCCTTCTTTGCTTCCGGCTCCAGCCACTTTGGACAGGCCGGTGCTTTCTTATTGGGCTTTGGTTCGCTGGTGTTCAGCGGATGCTTGCCCGGATTTCCTTCCAATTCCTTCATGGCGGTCGGCTTTGGTTTTCTGCCTCTGGTAGCCATTGGCATCTCCTCCTTTCTACAGAAATGGGTAAAGAAAAAGGACCTCCGAAGAAGTCCTTGATATCAAAACACATCGGATACGAGGCACAGCCCCTTTTCGGGGCGTGTACCTTTTGGGTGTTGTTATGCGTTGGGGTTGGCTTCCTTCCAAGCCTCGTATTCATCGACCAGCTCCGCTTCCTCGATGACCTGCCAGACGCTGCAGAAGCGACTTCTCTGCTGCTCGATCTCAGTTTCCGTCCAGTCTTCCGGCTTGCGGCTCATGTCGTGGTAGGCATCCATCTCCGCTTTCGTCCGGAAGAAAAGGATCTGCTTCAGCTTCAGCGTTTCCTCGTTGTTCCGCAGGCTGTACCGCCTGTCCTCTGCCGCCCTGCAAAGGCTTCCGAGGTCGTTGCAGCTGAGGCTCATGTCCTGCTTGAAGGCGATCTCGATGCCGATCAGCTTCTTCTCGGTGTCGGCTTCCTGAATGTTCTTGAGGTAGGTTTTTGCTTTGTTCGTCATGGTCTGTATCCTCCGTGTGTTTTGTTTTCCGTAGGGCTTTCCCCTTCGTTGTGACTGTATATTTTTCTGATCGTGGTATCTTATTCCGGCTTCGTTCCGTCATCCATCTGGATGACTGCCATCTGCCCGAACATGCTGACGAATGCCTCCGGCACCCAGAAGCGTTCCCTGAATTTCTGAATCAGGTCCTGTGGCAGCTCTGCGAAATCTTCCTCTCCCAGTCCACAGATGAAGAAGTTTCCCTTGATGGGCTGCTCCAGCTCCGGGATGTATCTGCTGAATGACTTCTCGGTGAACAGCCCGTTGTCATCAGTGACCAGGGCAACACGTTCTTCCCACGGGTATGTGGCTGTGATGCAGTCGCAGTCGAGGATGCGGTAGAACTCTTGCAGGGAGTTTTCGATGTCCACCACCTGCGGATGCTCCATCGGTTTGATCAGAAGGACCTTCATTCGACCCAGCCCCCTTTCACGATTGCCCAGTCTGCCAAAGGCAGGTTTTGGTGTCCGCCCCATGCAATGTCCTCTAACGCTTCCTCCGTTCCGCATCGGTTACAGATCTGGATGTCCGCCCTTCGGCTGAGTGCCTGCTGCTGATGGTCGTAGCAGTCTGGCTTTGCTCCGCACCTGGGGCAACGTGGGCCGGTCTGTCGCGTTTTACCAAGGCGGTCGAGCGACACCTTGACCTCGGCTTCCGAAGCCACGCGGTGGCAACTGTCCGCGCCGTAGGAAACGTTCAGATGGCTTCCAGTATCCCAACTCACTAAGACGTTTCCGGCATCATCGACCCCGTTGCAGGTTCCCTGCGTTCCGATGGGCGGTGCCTGCCTGTCATCCATCTTATCAAGGACGATTCGGCATCCGACCGGGAACTCTTTTCTCAACTTCCTGACCATTTTCTGATCTGCGAAATTCATGACTGCACCTCCCCGATCATCTTCTGGGCAGCATCCTTATCCATGCATTCCTTCAGCGCACCTTCGAGGATGTGCATTGGGAAGTGGAATGCCTTGTAGCCGTCATGCAGAACTTTGTAATAATACCGGCTCGGTGCGCGGTGTCCGAAGTCATTCTCCATGATGTAGACCATTGCGGTCACCATCTCCGGCTCCGCTCCTTCCCGGAGCAGTTCGATTTCCAGGTCTTCCTTGCGGTAGTAGTTCGGGTAGCCCTCATAGAGGTCAAGGTTCCCTTCGTCCCTTTCCGAGATCTCCCACACCAGAACCGGCGTGCTCTTCTTCGGGTTCGGTGCGATGGTGGCGCAGCCCCGGAACAAAAGCTCCCAGCCTGCCAGCACCGTCTGTCCTGCAATTTTTGCATCCGGACACCGGCATGCCATCTGCTCCACCGACAGGTTGCTGCCGTAGGCGATGTAATATTTCTTGTTCTTCATTTGAATCTCTCCCTTCGGTTTTCTCCGCTCTTGTCTGGCGGTATGGTATATATCACTCTTCTGCCCTGATTTATCAAGGCCGATAAGCATCATATACTGCACAATGTTTTTTCCCTGTGATCGTGTACTCTTACATCATCTGCTGCTTTTTCAGATACCGGATGGCTTCCGCCCTTCCGATACTAGTATTTCATCCTTTAATTAACTCGACTTTTTG